CATCGGCCCTTCCGGGCGTGGCACCGGCGGCTGCCAGGTGCATGACTGCTCGTCCAGGGTCCATGACGGGAACGGCTTCGGAGGAATGAAGGCGTCCCGCTGGGCGTCGTATGAGTACCCCTTGGCTGCGTAGTTCTTGCGAAAAGGAGTGCCGCCGTTCTTGTGAACGCCGCCACGGGTGTTGTAACTCGTTCGCTTGCATACGGAGCCACTTCTGCTGCCGTAATAGGACTCCCAGTCCGTGCCGCCATCCTCGTCTTTTCCAACGATGACGCTGGTGACGATGCCAAGATGATTTAGGAAGGCGTAATGGGCCATGGCTTCAGGAAAACTCCACCGTGTCTGTTCCTGCCGTGAACGTATAAACGGAATCGCTCCCAACGGTTGCGCTTGAGTAGGTCAAGCCAGGACCAACGGTAATCGTTCTGGAGGATGGGAACCGTAGAATCACAACACCTGAGCCACCCTGTCCGCCGTACTTTCCTCCAACCGGCCCGCCACCGCCGCCACCGCCGCCCACGTTTGAAGACCCGGCCGTGCCATCGTCCGAGTCGCTTCCGGCGCCACCGCCTCCACTACCTCCTGCACCTGCGGTTCCGCCGGATCGAGAACTGCCGCCGCCGCCGCCAGCGTATGTGGTAGATGAGCCGCTTATGGACGAAGACGCCCCCGTCCCGCCGTCGCCGTTGATTGTGCTTGTGTCCGATCCGTTGCCGCCAACAGCTCCAGCGCCGCCACCGCCGCCGGTCGTTTCGATAGTTGCGCTTCCGTCGGAGTAACTGCTGCCGCCGTCGTTTCCTTGGCCTGCCGTTCCCGATCCGCCGCTGCCGCCCAAGTACCAGCCGACACCGCCGCCTCCACCAGATCCGCCGCTTCTCCCGTTTTGCGTTGTGCCGCCAGAGTCATAGCCGCCACCACCGCCACCGCCTGTCGCCGAAACGGAGTCAAACAAAGAGCCGGAACCGTCGTAGCCTGACTCACCGGAAGAAGAGCTTCCTCCGGCGCCCCCGCCTCCAACTGTTACCGTGTAGGAAGTGCTCAGGGCGAGGCCGGACGCCGTGCCAGACAAGTACCCTCCAGAGCCACCACCGCCGCCGCCGCCAGCGCCGCCGCCAGCGCCAGCGATGACGAGATAGTCAACGCTGACGCTGGAAGCCGCAGGCTCCCAGACAGCGGAGTTGCCGAGATAGACCTTGCTCACGGCCGTTGAGCCAACGGCTAGAGACGAGATCGCGGCACTGCCAAGATTGATGGGCATCAGGTGATGATGTAGAGCGTGGTGGCCGACTTGGTTGAAATCGCGTCGTACTCGGCCTGCGTGAGGCTGACGATGTTGGTGATGGCGTCAGCCCCCGTAATGCCGGTGGTGTTGCTGGCCACGGCACCGATGTCTGACGGGGCAATGGCATCGCTGCCGCCCGTCGAATGGCTGGTCTTGTGCGCCGTGGGAGTGCGGCTGTCGCTCAGCCGCGAGTCGTTCCCCTGGCAGAATGTTCCGGAGCTTGTCCCAAAAGAGCCTGTGGTGACGGCACCTGAGGTTGTGGTGATTACGGGAAGGCCCGATGTGGAGCCGATCTTTCCGTCGCTGGTCAGATTGCCATGCGAGTGTGATGACGCAGCCGCACCGATGTCGGCCGCACTCAGAGCGTCTGAGCCGCCCGTGGAGTGCGAGGCCTTGTGCGCGGCCGGGGCGCCACCGCCGAGCGCCGCGATGGCACCAAGCGTGATCTTCTCGGTCGTTGTTCCGGCGGCATTCGTCGCGGGCACAACGGCGCTTGAGTTCGCCGTGCCGGCCGGAAGCGCGCTGATCTTCACTGTGGACATTGCGTCACTCCGTAGTCAGTTCATTGCCTGATTCAGACACAAGCACCAGATTGCTCTCGGTCTTCAGCTGCACAGGCGGGTCTGTGTCTGGGCTGGCCCCGCTCGACTTGGGACGCAGCTTCTTCGGGTCCATCGGCACGGCATCACCCCTTTACGGAGAGGCGGATCGTGACCGTCCCAGCATCCGCCACGCCAACCACGAACGGAGCACCGAAAAGGGCGTCCGGGATGGCGTAGCAGCGAGAGGCGGAAACGCTCGTGGACAGGGCCGAGCCGCTGTCGTACACGGGAACAGCCGTACCCTCTGGGCCGAGGGCGGCGTACCAGTCGATCTTGGTGGCACCACCCGAGACGGCATCGACCGCGAACAGCCCGCCGGCAGCAGGGCCGAAGCAGATCTTTGGGCTGGTCGACGAGCTGGCCGTCAGCGTGATGGACCCAGTCACAGAATTGAATCGCTCGATCTTGCCTGACATGTCTTGGCTCCTTCTGATGATTTATGTCCGGCCCGGTCGGCTTCGGATCACTTCTTCTTCCACCGAGGCGTGTGCTTTTCCTTGGCCTTTTGCAGGGCATCTTTCATCGAAAGCCCCGGGTTTTTGGCCATTTCCTTGCGTGCCAGCTCCTTGGCAAGGCTCGGATTTAGGCCAACCTTCTTGGCCTCCTCCTGCCTGCTTTCGATGCTGACAATCCCCTGGACGCCTAGATTGCGGGCACTGGCTACACGTTTTACGTCGTCCACTGAGTCCACCCACGCCATGGGGTCCATGTGCCCCCGCTTGTCGGCCAGGCCGGACATGTAGAACTTGCCAGTGGGGTTAATGCCGACAGCCCGCGCCTCCCTGACGATCCGGGCGGCCTGCTTCTTGGGAAGCTCGTCCAGCCAGTTGCCCGAGTACCGGCCTTCCATGAAGGTGCGGTCTGCGGCCTTCGTTCCTGGGGCTTGCATGAGGGCGCACATGACGGCGAATCGCTCCGCCTGCCCGTCAGCGATCATCTTCCGGAAATGATCCTGGACTTCCTTAGGGGCCTTGGCAATTTCGTATGGAAGGTCACTCATAGAACTCATCCGTTAAGTCGCAGAACAAGAACCAGAACGGGTCCTCGGTCACGGCTGAAGCTCCTGCGGAACCTGAGCCGGCGGGCCTCCCTGCTCGGGTGCTGCGGGGCCCCCGCCGCCGGGCTCGCTGACAGGTCCAGCGCCCGGAGGAGAGGCGGGACCTGCCGGTTGCTGCGGTGGCGGCGGCGGCGGGGGCGGAGGCGGAAGAAGGTAGCCGGCTGGGTCGATGTCGAGGCTTTTCGCCCAGTCGGTGATGAGGGCGTTGTACGGATCGACCATCCCCTGTTGGGCCATGCCCTGAAGCACGGGACCCAAAGTCTGAAGGGCCATCTGCATCTGCTCGACCTTGGACGCTTTATTAGGCTTCCGGGCCGAACCAGCCTCGATGCGGTAGTCGAATTCCCTAGCCACCTTGCTGAGGTCCATTTCCTGAACGCCGCGCACCCAAGCCTCTGCACCAAGTGGACCAACGACTGGCGCCACGTCCTTTCCTTCGAGAAGCCATCTCGCGGCCATGGCTTCTTTCCTTGCGATGGCGCTCATGGCATCTTCAAGGACATTGGCCATGTCGTCAGGCCTTACTGAAATCTGCTCGGACTTGACCTGCGCCTCTGCCGCCGACCTGAACTGATTCCTCGTCATTCCATATACGAGTTCTGTCAGGCCGACCCGTTTGTCGAACTGCTCTGAAACCGCCTGCAAAATCTGCCAGATCTCCGGCGTGACCTGCGGTAGTTGGAATACCGAGACGATGTCGCCCACGCTCCGGCCGAGCGTTTCAGACAGCTCGATCAGGTTGAAGCCCGACTCCTCATGCTTGAGGATCTGCTCCTTGATGTCGTCGCCTGCGGCCTTGGCCACGCCCACCATGGTCTTGCACGACACCATCACCCGCGTTGCCAGGAAGCTCATCGCCCAGTTGATGAATTTCAACTCTGGCAGGCCAGGCTTCAAATGGCTGATTGGCCACGAATACCCAGGCTTGCGATGGAATTGCAGGAACGTGCAGGGCCAGCCGTTCACCTCTGCGTAGAAGGGGATCGGCCAGCGGGTGCGCGTGAACAGGGAGTTTGGAAGGCCTGATTCGTCTGGCTGTTCGAGGGCAACGTCCTTGGGGACATTCAGCGGGTAATCGACTCCCTCTGCGACCACGATGTAGCAGTTCTGCCCGAGGTCATCGAACATGTCTTTGTATTCTTTGGGCGCGCCCTTGAGCGTGTGCCCGAAGCCCGTCTTGCTGTAGATCTTCCAGTAGACGATCAGGTCGTTGGTCTTGCCGTTGCGCTTGCGGTGCTTCCACTCCTGGCTGTCTTCCTCGGTGCGGGCGACATAGCTCTCGATATGACCCTTGAGGTCGTCGCGGTTCAGCCCGTACTGGCGGGCGACTTCCTCGACTGGATGCACGCAGCGACGGGCGACCCACAGAAGGTCTTCCTGCTCGTCGGCGTCGGGGTCGAACAGCAGGTTGTCGCAGGAGTCGGCGAATGACCCGACGATCCCGAACATCTCGCCGTTGTCACCGGCCGCAAGCTCCACAAGCTCCGTCCACCAGACGCCCAGGCCTTTGATGATCGCCTCGTCCACTACCCGCCGGCTGTGTTCTTTGAGGTTCAACTCATTGGGGGTGTAGTTGAGGTAGGTCTCGATCAGGGAAGCGGTCATGGTCTTGCGCTCTTCATCCATGGCGATCTGCTGCGATGCCTGGATGAACTGATCGAGCATGGGATTGGGAATTGGCTCGCCGGTATTGGGGTCTACCGGTGGCTGGTTCATGTCTATGCCAACCGCCGTCGGGCTGATGGTCGGGTACCTCTTCGGCGTCACAG